TATCTTACGCAGATACGCGGGTTTTTGTTGGCGGAGTAAGAGAGATTTGAACTCTTAAAAAACTACGCAAGAGCGACAAACAATACAATACTGCGAACAATTTACGATGCCTATTTGATTTCTCTTTTCCACGTTATTGATTTGTAAAATAACTGTTTAAAATGTCTGCGGCTTCATCGACGGCGCGGGCCTTGGCCTCGGCGTACCAGCGCTGGGTTGTCAGGATGTCGGCGTGGCCCATCAGCTCCTTGATGACCACAGGGCTGATGCCGCACTCCACCAGCACGCCCGCAAACTCGTGCCGGAGCTGGTGGGCGGTGAAGTCGGCCTCCAGCACGGCCTTGTAGAGTGCCTCGCCGGTGACGCTGGTCTTGCCGGTTTTATAGCGCTTGCCGCTGTCGTGGGCGCGCCCAATGCTGATGCAGTATTGCCGCCATGCGTTTTCGTACCGGCTCTTGGTGTAGGGCTGCGCGCCGCCAAAAATAAAATCATCGTCCGCCAGATCGTCCAGCCGGCTGGCAAGCACATCCGCCAGCGGCTGCAGGATCGGCACCGTGCGCAGGGCGCTGGCAGTCTTGGGTGGCTCCAACACCGGCGTGTTGGAGTGCCAGACCACCGCCTTTGTCACGCTGATTTTTCCCCCGGCTAAATCGCGCTTCTGCAGCGCCATCACCTCGCCCAGGCGCAGGCCGGCATACATCATCATGGCGGGGCATAGCCCAAAGCCCTCGGGGTGGGCTTTTACATCGGCAATTTCCTCCTCAGTGGGGGCGCGGCGCTTGGTCTGGGGCAGGCCCTGCGGCAGCTTGAGCAGCGTGCAGGGGTTCGCGTCGCCGTGCATCTCGGCGCACCAATACTGCCAAATCAGGGAGAGCACCGACTTCTGCCCGGCAATGCTTTTATAGGCGTAGCCCTGCGCGGCCATGTGCATCAGCTCGCGGTTGATGTCGGTGCCAGTGATCTCGCGCATGCCCTGCCCCTCAAACCAGCCCTTGGCAAGCTCTACCTTGTGGCGGTAGCCCCGGCGGGAACCATACTTGATACACGGCTCCTTGGCGCGCCAGAACGCCTCTGCGACCTCGCAGAAGGGGTCTCCCCTGTCCCGGCGGGTGCTGGCCTCGATGAGGGCCGCATCGATCTTGGCCTGCACCTCCTTTGCGGTGCGGCCGTAGAAGTGGCGGGTCTTGCCATCAATAACGCGGCAGCGCTCGATCAGGCCGTCCGCGCGTTTTTTCGTTTTTGCCATGTAGAAACCTCCTTATGGATACACTTTGACAAGCGTGTCCGGAGGTGATACAATACGGATGTTGGGTCGGTATTGTGTCCACTCCGGACACGCTGATCTTGAACGCCTGCGGTGTTGGTAGCACCGTGGGCGTTTTTTTATAAAAACATACGTAAAATACGTGATTTTCTATTGACAAATACGTGAAATACGTATATAATAGATACAGAACGGAGGGAAACCAAGATGCCGATGACTCCCAGAGAAATCGTGAAGCTGCTGGAAGCCAATGGCTTTGAATATGTCAGCTCCAACGGTTCGCACCGCAAGTACAGGAACCCGGTCACAGGCAAAACAACCATTGTTCCCTTCCATGCGAAAGACCTTAAACCGGGAACCGAGAAAAACATTTTAAAACTGGCGGGGATCAAAAAGTGATCCCCGCCCCCAAGGGGGGCTTTTTTATGCGTTTCGTTTTTTATCCCGCTGTATTTCATCCCGAGGAAGTCGGCTATTCGGTTACCGTGCCCGATGTAGAAGGCTGCTTCACGCAGGGCGATGACATGAACGAGGCCGTAGCTATGACGCAGGAGGCCATCGGCCTGATGCTGGAAGATTGCAAGGTCTACCCGAAGCCCAGCAGCCCTGCCGACATCCGCACGGAGCCCGGCGATTTTGTAACGATGATTCCCTTTGATGAGGCCGCCTACAAAAAGCAGCAGAAGCCTGTCAAAAAGACACTGAGCATCCCGGCATGGCTGAACGAGGCCGCGGAAGAAGCGCACGTGAATTTTTCCGGTGTGCTGCAGGATGCGTTGAAAGCAAAACTGAATATCGGTTGACGATCCCCTGCCCTGCCGGTTTGCCCGGCGGGGCTTTTTTTATTTGCTTTTTCTTGTTTCGGCCAAGTGCAACAGAAGTTGGCCGGTGACGTAGGCATCGGCACCGGCACGATGCTGGTCGGGAACTACGATACCATAGTAAGTGCATAAAGTCCCGAGCTTGTGATTCTCTACATCCCAATCGCTATCGATATTTTCTGTATAGGTCTGGAGCTCTGCATCCCATTTTCGCTGCGGCTTTTTAAGCATCCGCTTGGCCTGCTCATACGTGCAATAGTATTTGCGCTTTATATGGTCAATGCGGCTTCCTGCGGCTAGGATGAATCCCAAGTCAAAATCAAGATTATGGCCGACCACAGCGCTGGCACCAACAAAGCGGTCAAACGCGGGCATGATCTGCTCAATAGTGGGACAATCGGCAACCATATCATCTGTGATATGGTTAATGGCGGAAACATCTGCGGGGATGGCTTTTCCGGGGTTCACCAGCGTTTCAAAGATTTCCGTAGCCTTGCCGTTTTTAAAGCGTACGGCTGCAAGTTCAACAATTTTGTCACGGCTTTTGTTCAAGCCTGTTGTCTCAGTATCAATGACAACAAATTCATCCAGGTTACTGCGAGATGTCAGACTTGTATGCTTACATTCAAGTGCTTCACTGCCGTCATCAGGGGCGGCAGGAAGCTGTTCAACTGCTGCGCGGGGTATCGCGGCAAACGCAGCGGATGCTTGCTCTACCTGCTTACGGCGCTGCTCGGCGTATTCTTGTTGACGCAATTTCATATCGGAGCGCGCTTTTTCTGCAGCAGCCTGCTTCTTTGCACTTTCTTCGGCCTGAGCCTTTTGGCCCTTTAGTTCTTTCTCTTTGCTGCGCATTGCGGATGAAAAAAACAGCAGGAAGACACCAAACAGGAAGAGAAAGACCCCGGCAAAGAAGCTCAGCGTAAATAATGCGATAGATATACCGATTAAAGCAACCCCTAAGACAGAAAAAACAATCCCATAAAAATGGCAGTCACTTACGGTCAACTTTTGCTTACTCATATCCGATACCTTTTTACAGTTTGCGGCAGAGGCCAACGGCCTTGCCTTCGATGGTGATGGTGTTCATATCCTCGCCGATGCGCAGGATAGTCGGGAATGTGGGGTTTTCGGCGCGGAGCTCGATGTGATCATCGAACAGAAACACGCGCTTGAGGGTGGCCTCGCCATCGATCAGGACGGCAGCGACCTCGCCGTTCTCGACCATCGGCTGGCTGTGGATGGCTACGACATCGCCGTCTTTGATTTTTGGCTCCATGCTGTCGCCCTGGCACAGCAGCGTGAAGTCGGCGTGCCAATCGCTGGGGACTTCATCGTAGGCCTCGACATTCTCCTCCGCGAGGATGGGTGTGCCGCAGGCAATCTGCCCCACACGCGGGATGCGGTCCCGCTTCGGCAGCGGCTGGAACCCGGCGGGGATGGGAGTAGCGGCAACAGGATTTTTCCGTTCGACGGTTGATCGCCCCATGAGATAATCCATGTCGACATTGAAAATATCTGCGATAGCTTCAAGCGTTTCAAAATCTGGTTCGCGGCTGCCAGTTTCATACATGCCTATCGTACTGCGGGATACTTTTAGCAAGGCAGCGAGTTGCTCTTGCGTTATGCCTCTCTCGATGCGAAGGGATTTTATAATTGCCGAAAATTTAGCCATGCGAAGTCAATCCTCTCTGTGTACTAATCTTATAATATCACGAATCGTGAGAAAGTCAACTGCAAAATGTCACGAAATGTGTTGACAAATACCTAGAGCGTGATATACTGTATATATAGTCACGGTTCGTGACAAATGAAAGCGAGGTGATTCTGATGGATTCGGAGAAGATTGCGCAAACATTGGTTGAACTGCGGGGCGCTCGACCGCGCGCCGAGGTTGCAACAGCGCTGGGTGTAAGCGTTTCTGCACTGGCAATGTACGAGACTGGCGCTAGGATCCCCCGCGATGAAACAAAGCGTAAAATCGCGCAGTATTACGAGAAAACCGTGGAGGAGATTTTTTACGCCTAAAAATGTCACGATAAGTGACAGCTACGTGTCCACCATGGACACATAAAGGGGGTGGTGCATTGGACTGGTTCAGCTTTTTTATGGGTGCCGCGTTTGGTGCACAAATATTAAGTCTGGTGCAGACGGTATTTTGGCGCAATAACAAAAGATGAGGAAGCAATCAGCTTCCTCATACGGTTACTTATTAGAACTTTTTGGCGGCGGTGGTGGTGGAGTCGGTGCGCGGTACGTAGGCTGCGGGGCGTGATTCCTGTAATCACTTGGCGGGGGTGCTGTTGGTACATTTGGTTTGGGCATCATTGTTCACCTCCTCTGTTTCCTTATCGTAAAATGCGAAAAATGCTTTTTGGTCTTTGGTTGCTTTGTTTTTACACAAAAAACTTTGTGCCATATCAAGGCTGGAAAGATACTGGTTTACAATGTCCTGAATGTTATGCTCATAGTTTTGGATTGCATCGGAGATATCGGAATCAGTAAGTTTTCCCTGGTCGATTTCATCCCATGTATGTGTAATATCAATCATAAGCTTGTTCATTTGCGGAATGGCAAAATCCAAGCAAATGATGTCTTTTGAGTAAGGCAGATTCGTCTGAAGGATGGAAGCTACCTGTGCGCATGCAAGGATGAAGGCCCACGCAGCTGGGAACTGCGTCCAAATGGCCCATGCAGCTATGCTGCCGCAGGATACTAAAGCCAAGACGATTTTAATTGCACGCAAGATGAATTTGCAATGTTCCTGATATCTCTCGTAGTAAAAGACTGAGTATTTTGCACGATTGAAAAAAGACCAGTACCGTCGCCGCATAATAACACCTCATCAAAACTTTATCACTATATTGAAGAAATTTCAAGTTCCAATTACACAACGACATATCCATCCCCGAACACACGCAGGAGATGAACACCAATGCACAACGACGACAAAGAAAAGCGAAGGCGCCGCAGCTTGCGCTGGCTGAATCTGTACAGCGCAGTTGTGTCTACGCTGGCGGTGTTGCTGGCGGTTATGCACGCATTACAGAAAATGTAGAACAATCTCGACAATAATGGCAATCGTTGCCATTATTGCGGCGTAGACCGCGACGACATGTGTGAGGAAAAAATCCCAATCATTGCGGCAGCGCGATTCAAACGCCTCTGCGGCGGGGTTGGTTAAGGTGACGATGGTTTTCTCATCCATTTCACAATCAGAGAAGTCCAGCATCCCAACTCCGGCATCTTCCTGCAAGGTGAGATAATCCGAGATTCCCGTGGCGGTCAGTATTTCGGGCAGGGTGCGGTATTTCCGCACGGCCTTAAAGATTTTGTACTGATTATCAGTCAATTTACACACGACCTTTCTGCCCCGATTGTACCACGCCGGGCGGATGCAGGCAACAAGGAGGTAAGTATGGCACGAGAAAAAGAGGGCTACCGGGATGCGCTGGAGCGCATCCGGCACGAGGCCGCTGGCGAGATGGTGACAGTGGCCGAGGCCGCGCACATCGTCTACGGCACCGACCCCCAGGCGGCCCGCAAGGTCTGCCGCAATATGCACGGCTGGACTGGCCAGGGCCGCGACAAGCGCATCCCGGCCACCGCGCTGGCGAGGCAGATCTGCTGATGACAATGGAGGATCTGAACTGGGTACAATCAAGACTTAGGAACTGCACCAACGCCCGCCGCCAGTTGAGAATCTGCGCCGAGTGTCTGAGCGTGGCCGAGGGCACCCTGCTGGAAAGTCTGGGCTATGCCAGTCTTGACGCTTTCCGCGTGGCGCATCCTCAGAATAAGCGATCCCGCGGCCCGTCTGCTGAGCGCATCTGCAACCCTGTGCCGCCGGAGGTGATGCTGGAAAGCATCCTGTACTACTACAGCGGCGCGCCAATCAGCAGCGTGTGCAGGATGATGGGCTACACCCAGACCGTGACGCCGGAGGCGATCCGACATAGAGTGTGCAGCTGGAAAAAGAAACACCCGGCGCTTGCCGCCGGTATGCCGCACAAGCGGCCAAAACCGAAAAAGGAGACCAAGCTCATGAAAATGACCTATGATGAGGCGGGGCTGCCCGCCTACGCCTACGCCCGCAGCCGCTACACTAACAACATCGTCCGCATCGTGCGCGGAGAGCGCGCCCTGTTCGGTGTGGTGGAGCAAGAGGCCGTGGACACACTGAACGCGGCTGCGGGCGTCAGCCGCGCCCAGGCTGCTGCTATGTACGGCGGGGCCGTGTGCGGCTGGGACAGCCCGATGGCCGACCCCAACAACTACAATGAGGCCGGTGTCTACATCGGCCCGGAAATGGAGGATAAACATGGAGAAGAATGAGACCCCCAAAAACCTCGCCCTGCTGACAGCTGACGAGGTCACGCTCAGCATCCTGGAGGTGGACGCCGAGGGCGTGCGCATCAAGCTGTGGCCGGACGTCAACGCCGTGCGCGCCCATCTGGAGGAGTGCTGTGGCCGGATGCCCGGCGGGCTGAATGGCTACAGCGTGCGGCACTACGTTTGCGGGCGGTATCTGTACTGCGCCGTGGCCCTAGCCGACATCACAAAGGACGCCCCCTGCCCCAGCACCTACCGCGTGAGCAGCGACGCGCCCACCAACGAGGCAGACGGCAGCTTTTTGGCCGCTGCCGCCGCCTGGAGCATCGGCGCGGGGGTGCTGAATCTGCCGCCGCTGCGCATCCCGGCCAGCAAGGTCCACATCGTACCCCAGGGCAAGCCCGGCACCAACATCATTGAGCGCTACGTTCTGGACGATGCCCTCACTCTGGACGACATCACCTACAACGGTGACGGCAGCGTGGCATCGCTGAGGGTGCGCAAGCGTGATGGGAGCGTGATCACATGGCAAGCCAGCTGATCGCCCATGTGGCCGCCTGGTACATCCCAACGGGCCAGCCCTTAGTCAACGACATGGACGGGCTGACGATTGACGGTGCGTATCGCCTGGAGGCCCAGCGGATGCACGCCGAACTGGAACGCCGCGCGCGGGGGCAGCCCCTATGCGTGGAGATCGACATCCGCCCGGTGAAGAACAAGCGCACACTAGATCAGAACCGCCTCATGTGGGCGCTGCTGAACAGGCTGGCGCTGGCGTTGAGCGGCGACACGCCCGGCGGGGTGACTGCCGAACAGTGTTATCTTGACCTGTTGGCCGAGTTCGGCGCAGAGGTCGAGACCTGGCGCGTGCCGGTCAAGGCCCTGCCCGCCCTGCGCAACACATACCGCGTTGTGCAGATGGTGGAACTGCTGGACGATGGCTATTGTATGGCCCGCCTGGGCCTGGGCAGCAGCAGCTTTGACCGGCAGCAGATGCACGACTTCATTGAGCGCATCTTTGACCGCCTGAGCGAGGCCGGCGTGGACGACGCCGAGACAACCGAGCAGTACCGGGACTGGAGGCGTGCCGATGAATTGCGTTAAGTGCAACAGCAGCCAGGTGCGCGTCATCGACACCCGCGCCAAGGGGACCCGGCGGATATACCGCCGCCGCGTCTGCATGATGTGCGGCTGCCGCTGGACGACGGTGGAGCTGCCTGTTGGTGATGTGCGCCAGGCGGTGGATGCCGTCAACGGACTGGAGGAGCGCCGTGGCAAAAAGCATACTGCAAAGCGATAAAGAGTGCTACCTGTGCCGCAAGCGCTACAATCTGCGCACCACGCGCGGCCTGGAGGAGCATCACATCCTGTTTGGACGCGGACGGCGCGAGTTGTCTGAGCGGTACGGCCTCAAGGTCTGGCTGTGCCACAACCATCACAATGAGCCGCCCCTGGGCGTCCATTTTGACCCCGCCGCCCGGCTGGAGTTGGAACAGGCGGCACAATTTGCTTTTGATGATCTCCACGGCCCCGGCAGCTTTGCCGAGGTGTTTGGGGAAGAAATTTAGTTTTTAGGAGGATGCAAACGATGAATGTATGGTATAAGCCCAGGCTGCAAAGCGTCGATAACATTATTAAGACGCAAGTTCTGGGCGGAGAAGTAAGCAAGAAACAGATGGATGCCGTCCATGAAGAGGCGCTGGAGGTTGTTCTCACGGCGCTGAACGGCGAGGCGGGACTGTCTGACCTGGATGCCCCTTTTTTGTGCGCGGCTCTGCATTTCTGGCGCGATGAACTGATTGATAGGATGCGCAGAGAACACCCTGACGACCTTGGGGCCGAGAAAGCCGCTTATATCTTGATGAAGCGGCATTATCAGGGCGAGGGCGTAAAAGTTGGAGGTGATGAGTAATGCCCCAGATCGTAAACAAAAAGAGCGTGCTGGAGATGGCGATGGGCGCGATTGCTGAAATCACCGATTACGAGGTAGAGCGGGTCGTGGCGAACATCATGGACCCTAATACCGCGGCGACCGCCAAGCGCAAGATCACCATCACGCTGACGTTCGCGCCGGACGACTACCGCCAGCAGATCGGCATGGACGCGCAGGCAAAGACCACCCTCGCACCGATCCAGCCGGTGCGCACGGCCTTGTGCATTACCAAGGCGCGGGACGGCAGCCTGCTGCTGGCCGAGATGACGCCGCAGGTCCCCGGACAGGTAAACATGGACGGCGATGAGACACCGATGCCCGCAATGGCCCGCGTGGGCCGTGCCGGGTATTAACATACAGAAAGGACAAGACAATGGAAAACAGCTTTTTGAAGGACGCCATCAACCGCATTGTCGAGCTGGCGACACCCTTTACCCTGGAGACCCGCGACGGGCGTCAGTTCTGCTCCGCCAATCTGCGCGAGGTCAAGCCAGAGGTTAAACTCCCGGAACGGTACTCGGTGGACACGCTGGAGGCGCTGGTCAAGCTGATCCGCACCGAGGGCATCGACCACTCTCCCCGGCTGTATGTGCGTGTGGACAGCGCCCGGCGGGTCATGGTGGACACTGCATACACGCATAAAGAATATGCAGAGTTCAGCCGCCTGCCGCTGTATGAGGCCGTGAGCGATGTGCCGAGCATTTCTGTCAACCAATACATGAGCCAGGAACACGCCGTTATCGAACTGCAAAGCCTGTACGCCGTCACCGAGGACAGGGACTACCTGCTGGCGCTGCTGAGCCGCATTGACGTCAATAAGGGCGTGTCCAGTGTGGACAACGGGATCAGCCAAGAGGTCAGCGTCCGCACCGGCGCTGTGCTGAAGGAGCAGCAGACGGTGCAGCCCATCGTCCATCTGCAGCCCTACCGCACTTTCCTTGAGGTCGAGCAGCCCGCCAGCGACTTCCTGCTGCGCCTCGACAAAGATGGCCGCCCGGCACTGTACGAGGCTGACGGCGGTGCGTGGAAGCTTGAGGCAAAGCGCAACATCGCCGCCTATCTGGGCGAGCAGCTGGCCGATCTGGTGGAGCGCGGCAGTGTGGTGGTGATGATCTGATGCTGAATATCTGTGCATTGCAGGGCCGCCTGGCCCGGGACCCGGAGCTGCGGCAGACCAACACGGGCAAGCAGGTGGCGACGTTCACCCTGGCCGTTGACCGCAGGCGCAGGGATGCAAACGGGCAGAGTCAGGCGGACTGGATACCCGTCATCGCGTGGGAGAAGGCCGCGGAGTTCGCCTACAAGTGGCTGCACAAGGGCCAGATGGTGGCGGTGGACGGGCGACTGCAGAGCCGCACCTACACAGCCAAGGACGGCACCAACCGCACCGTGCTGGAGGTTGTGGCCAACAACATCAACTTCTGCGGCAGCAAGGCGGACAACGCAGGGACTCTTTCAGCTCCCACTGAGGGGCCCAGAGTGGGCGCGCCCGCACCGGAGTACAGCCGCGGGCCGGGTGACGACTTCGCCATGATCGAGGATGAGGGCGACCTCCCCTTTTAAACGTTGAAAAATTGAAAAATGACCTTGCAGGGATGCGCCGGAAAAGGCGCGGCGCACCCCTGTGTTAAGGTCAGCCATTTTTAGAAAGGCCAAGCTATGGAAAAACCCGGATTTTACGCTATTCTTCCCTCCCCGGTACGGTATGACAGGCGGCTCAGTGCGTCCGAGAAGGTTTTCTTTGCAGAGATCACCGCCCTGTCCGACCAGTGCGGGTACTGCTACGCCGGCAACGGCTATTTCAGCGAGCTGTACGACACGAGCGACCGCACCGTGCAGCGCTGGGTGAAGCACCTGCAGGAGCTGGGCTATGTGGCCGTGACCAATGTCCGGGACGGTGCCGCAATGCAGCGGCGCATCTCCCCGCTGTCAGATGCAGCGCATGAGGAAGCCCCGGAAACAGAGGCCGACAAAAATGTCGGTGAGCGACACTCAGTGTCGGCGGGCGACAAAAATGTCGCACCCACCCCGACAAAAATGTCGCCTACCCCCCGACAAAAATGTCGCCTAGAACAATACAAGAATAACAATACAAGAGAGAACAATACGCGGGCGGGCGGGCGCGCGAGTGTTTCCGATATTTTCCGGGATGCCTTCCCGGGAAATGAACGGCTGACGGAGGCCCTGCTCGCATTTGAGGAGTCCCGGGCCGCGGGCAAGCACCCCCTGACAGCCAACGCCGCCAAGCTGGCCTGCAACAAGCTCAACCAGCTGGCCGACGAGGCGGGCGTGCGTGACCGCTACGGCTACATGGCCGCCGTGCTGGAGCAGAGCATCCTGCGCGGATGGGAGGGGCTGTTCGCCCTGAAGGACGATTTTGTGGATGCCGTCCCCACCCAGCGCCCCGCCAGCACGGAGGATCGCCCGCGGGAGATCGGGCCGGACACCGACATACTTGATTTTTTGTGAGGCTTTTGAATGGAACGTGCAACTATAAGCCGACAGCAGCAGACGCAGCGGGCGTTCCTGGGCGCGGCACTCATGGACCCGGCCCGCGCACGGGAGTACATCATCAAGCTGGTGCCCGGGATGTTCGACGAGGGCGTGAGCCGCGCGGTGTTCAGCGCGGTGCAGCAGCTCACCATGGCCGGGGAGCCGGTGGACGTCATCACGGTCATCAACCGGGCATCGGCGGGCCGCCCGGCGGATGAGATCAGGCCCGGCGTTGTGGCAATGGCCGAGACCTGCCCCAGCGTCTCCAACGTCGGCAGCTATGCGGCGCAGATTCTGGAGGACTACCGCTACTCGCTTTTGCAGGGCGACCTGATGAAATGCATGGCCAAGGATGCCATGGACAGCGACGGCGTCTGCCGCCAGCTGCGCCGCACCCTGGCGATGCAGGACGCAATCCTCAGCACCCAGACCGACAGCACGGCCAGAGACTTCGATGCAGTGCTTGATTCCGCCCTGGCCCGCCTGGATGAGCCTGACGACAGCCTAAAACTGGGCTGGCCCGAATTGGACAGGTACGGCGTTTTTGGTCGGCAGCGTGTGTGCGTTGTGGCCGGGCGGCCCGGGTGCGGCAAAACGGACTTTTCGCTCAATCTGGCGTCACGCCTGTCCAAAAAATACAAGGTCTACTACTTGACCCTGGAGGAGACCGCTGAGGCGCTGATGGACCGCATCCTGTCCAAAGTGGCGCGGATTGATTCCGGCAAGATCACAAACAAGAATCTGGACCCGCACGAGCGGCAGATTATCGACAACGCCGCCGCCCGGCTCCGGCAGCATCACAACATGATGCTGGACGCGGACAGCAACCTCACTATTGACGGGCTGGAGGCCAAGCTGATCCAGTACAAGCCCGACATCGCTTTTATTGACCACATCGGCCTGTTAAGCCCCACCGACTCCCGGCAGACCGAGTATCAGCGAATCAGTGAGATCACCCGGCGGCTGAAGGTGGCCGCCATGAAGATGGGCATCGTCATCGTGGAGCTGTGCCAGATCAACCGCAGCGGCGTGAAGGGCAACGAGGGCCGCTTCTGCAATCTGGAGGACCTGCGCGGCTCCGGCACGATCGAGCAGGACGCCAACAGCGCGATCTTTGTGGAGAACCGCAAGCCCGAGGACAGCAAGGAGCTGCGCGGCGAGGACGCCTATCAGGATACCGCCGTTATGTACGCCAAGAACCGCGAGGGGCCGACGGGCGTTGTGTCCATGAGATGGCAGCCCCAATACCATCAATGGCAGCCCGCCCCTAAAGAGGATTTTGAAGAAATCGACCAGATGAACTGGCCGCAATAACACCCGCCGCCCCGGCGGGACAGGAGGATTACTATGATAAGCATTGCAATTATCAACTTGAAAGGCGGCGTCGGGAAATCAGTCACCGCCTGCAACCTGGCCGCCGAATTGGCCGCCAAGAGCAAGAGCGTGTTGGTGGTCGATCTGGACAAACAGGGCAACACGAGCAAGTTCTTCGGCGTGGCCGACTACGACCGGCCCTGCGTGTCGTCTGTGCTGCTGGGCGTGGCCCGGGCGCGGGACACCATTGTGGAGACGGCAATTCCGGTGGTTGCCCTTCTCCCCTGCGACATGCGGATGCTCAAGGCAAACCGCGAGATGATCCAAGACACCGGCCCGCGGCAGTTCTACCTGCGGAACTGTCTGGAGCCGGTGGAGGGTGAATACGACTACTGCCTGATGGACTGCCCTCCGGATCTGGACATGGGCAGCATCAACGCGCTGACGGCTGCGGACTGGGTGATCATCCCGGTAGACTGCGATGAGTGGGCCTGCGATGGCATGCGGGAGATCATGGACCAGATCGAGCAGGTGCAGATGTACTACAACCCGCACCTCAAGGTGATGGGCGCGCTGATGACAAAGTACCGCCGCACACGGTACGCGGGCGAGGTCGTTCACCAGCTCAACGAGGCGGGCATTGAGATGCTGCACACCGTCATCCGGTACACGGTCAAGGTCAGCGAGGCCAAGAGCGCGCACGAGCCGCTGCGGGTGTACAAGCCGGACTGCTCGGCAGCGCTGGACTACGGATGCCTGGCAGATGAGGTCGATGAGGCCGTGTCCAAGATGGACACGCACAAGGAGGGCTAACGATGAGCAAGGGATTTTCTATCAACGACATTCTCGGCAGCACAAAAGCCAACGCCCCGGCGGGGCAGAAAATGCAGGTCGTCATGCTGCCGGCGGCAGACATCGAGCCGAACCCGGAAAACAGCATCTACGAGATCGGGGATGTGTCGATGCTCAAGGCGGACATTGCCGAGCGGGGCCTTCGCAGTCCGCTGGAGGTGCTGCCTGCCAAGGGCGGCAGGTACATGTTGATCGCAGGGCACCGCCGCTGGACGGCCTGCCGCGCGCTGACTGCCGAGGGCGTGGCCGGGTTTGAGGTCCTGCCCTGCGTTATCCGCCAGAGTCAGGGCGAGGATGACGACCTCATCGCGCTGATAACCTCCAACGCCACGGCGCGCGAGCTGACGGACGGTGAGCGGCTGCGCCAGTACCGGGCGCTCAAGCAGGCACTCGAACGCAAAAAGGCGGCAGGCGCGCTCGATGGCCGCATCCGTGATGAGATGAGCCGCATCACCGGCGATGGCACCGGCACGCTGGGGCGGCTGAATGCCATTGCCAACAACTGCGTGCCGGAGGTTCTGGCGATGGTGGAGCGCGGCGAGATCACCATGACGCGGGCCTACGAGTGCAGCAAGCTGTACAAGGTGCAGCAGGTCGAATACGCCAAAATCAAGTACGCCAGTATGCCGCCTATCACCGATATGGCCCGGCGGGCGGCCATCAAGTATCTGGTCGAGTGCGGCCTGGCCGACCAGTTTAAGAAGCTCGATTACGTTCGCAAGAGCGAATGGAACTACGCTGACCGCGGGCTGGATGCCGGAAAGCTGGAGCCGGTGACGCTGGATCTGACGGAGAGTGAGACGGATGCGCTGCTGCGCATTGAACCTGCTGGTTATTACAGCTTTCGCGTGAGGATGCTGGACCCGGCGGATACAAACGAGGTTATTGCCGAAAGCTCACTCACTACACGAGATTTGTTCGATGCCGCCAAGCGCCTGTACATCAACAAGGACGATCTGGCATCGTACAAGGCCGAGGCCAAGGGCAGGCGTGATCAGGAGCGTGCCCGGCAGGAGGAGGCAGAAAAGTGGCAGGCGCTGGCCCGGCAGGAGCTGGAGGCGTTCGACAACTGGCCACTTGTGACACAGCTGAAGGATTTGGGCCTGACGATCCGTGAGCGGAAGATGGCAGACGGCGGGCGGCTCATCATTGCCGTGGATGATCTGGCGCGCTTTTCCGGCCATGTGGACGGCTTTCAATACCGCGAATGCTTCGCGGTGCGCCTCGGGCCGAACGGCGAGCGCGCAGGCCGGGACGGAGACATCAATGCGCTGGAATGGTACAAGCGCTGGTACAGCACCGGCGCGGGCATTGAGAACTACATTGCCGACGACATCCAGCGGGCCGCGCGGGAGGCGAAAAAGAAATGAACAGCGGATTTTGCGGGATTCCCGGCATGAGCCAGCCGCACCTTGACAGGTGCGAGGGGTGCGCCCACAATAAGGGGCTGTTTAACCTGGATTGTGAGTTGTACTGCTACGGCGTCGAAAAGACGGACGGCGCGGGTATGGTGCTGAAATGTGAGGATTTTGAACCATCTCCGGGAGGTGATGCCCAATGACCTATGATGAGTGCATCGTGTGGCTGAATCGCTACCGCGATGCCCGGCGGGTGGAGCCACGATTGAGGGAGCGGCTCCGGGAAGAAAGCCGCCGCGCCGACTATGCCCGCGCACTGCACCCGCCCGGCGGGGTCGGTGAGATTGACAGTGCGCTGCTGAGCATCAATACCCGGCGTGAGAAGCTGGCCGCTCAGCTGATGGACGGCGAGGCCGCCAGGGTGGAGATTGAGAGCGTCATTGCTCAGCTGGAGGATGCCTTGGAGCGTGAGGTCTTACAGATGCGCTACATCGACGGGCGCACCAACCGCCAGATCGCGGCGCGCATGAGGATCACTGAGCGCTATGTGCGCAAGCTCCACCGGCGGGCAATTTTCAAAATTATAAAATTAGTTCCGCCCAGTTCCGCCCCAGTGTGTTAAGCTGAGGGTGTCGGGCAGGTAGGGGCTTGATGCTCGACGGTTTGCTCGTTTGCATAATCCTCCTAAGCGGATAGTCGCCCCACATCGGGGCGGCTATTTTTTTATAACTGGGTTGCAAGGTTGCAGGGTTACGGGTACGCCCGGCGGTTCGATTCCGCCAGCCTGGCCATAGTCAATCTCCTTGAAATAGCTGGCAGCCGGGAAAGACCGGCAACATACCGCACAGCCGCCCGCCCAGTTCCCCGGCGGGATGGACCTTGACAGGTGCAAGACCTGTGTGCGGGTACGCAGTGCCGTTGATGTGGTTAAACTCAGCGGATGACGGACGGCAATAGACCGTCATGCCCGGCGGGCGGGAGAGCCTCACCTACACCGAGACAAAAGAAACTCCGTCTCGCGCCGCTGGGCATCTATGATAATTTTACGCCCCGGCGGGTGGAGGTGCAGCGCGTGTCCAGTGTGGACACGCAAACAGTATGCGGGAGTTTGCCAAAGCGTTTTACAAGAGCAAGGCGTGGCAGCGCTGCCGCGATGGGTACGCCGCCAGCGTGGGCGGATTGTGTGAGGATTGTCTGGCTAAGGGACTGTATCGCCCCGGTGAGATAGTCCACCACATGACAGAGTTGACGCCGGACAACATTAACGATCCGGCGGTCTCGCTGTCATGGTCCAACCTGAGACTGCTGTGCCGTGACTGTCACGCAAAGCGCCACGGCGCGCGGCGTAGATACCGTGTGGACCCGGCGGGGCGAGTGACGTCGAGGTGGTGACCTCCCCCCGGTCGAAAAAACGAGCGGAGGTGTGGTAGACCGGGCCCAAAAGTTCGGAAAAGCACTGAAAAGAGCGTAAAGGGGGTGTTGTTGTGGGGAGAAAAGCAAAAACTACGCTGATTCAAGAGGAGTACAACAGGATCATGGCGCACTACGCCGACCTGCCTAAAAATCAGATGGCGATTGTGGAGCCGCTGATCCAGAACGCGGCATTTATGAAAATCACACTCGACGATCTGCAAAAATCCATCAACGCCGACGGGTGCAGCGAGGAGTACATGAACGGCGCGAACCAGTACGGCAAAAAAGCCAGCGCCGATCTGCAAGCCTACAACAGCCTCATCAAGAACTACAACACCGTGACCGAGCGCCTGGGCAAGCTGCTGCCCCCGGAAAAGCGTGAGAGCAGACTGGAGCAGCTGGCCCGTGAATAACTACATTTACGAGTATTACCAGAAAATCACGGACGGCACCATCATCGTGGGCCGCTGGATCAAGGTCTGGTACAAGTACGTTGTGGACGGCCTGGAGAAAGGGCTGTTTCACTTCGATCCTAAAAAGGCGCAGAAAGCAATCCGTTTTGTGGAGAATTTCTGCCGACACCATGAGGGTGCGCTGGCTCCCCAGCTGATTGTGCTGGAGCTTTGGCAAAAGGCGCTTTTGTCGGTGCTGTTCGGCGTGGTGGATGACACAAATCACCGCCAATTCCGTGAGGTCGTCGTCATCATCGCCCGAAAAAACGGCAAGACGCTGCTGGCCGCCGCCATTGCTGCCTATTGCAGTTTTTTGGACGGCGAGTATGGTGGGCGCATCTACTTTGCTGCGCCTAAGCTGGAGCAAGCGGGGCTGTGCTACGATGCCTATTATCAGATGCTCAGTAAGGACCCAGAACTGAGCCAGCTGAGCAAGAAACGGCGCACAGACATCTACATTGCGAACAGCAACACGAGCGCAAAGCCGCTGGCGTTTTCCGCAAAAAAGTCGGACGGTCTCAACGTCAGCCTGTGCGTGGCCGATGAGGTCGCCAGCTGGCCCGGTGATGCTGGGCTGAAATTCTACGAGGTCATCAAGTCGAGCTTTGGCGCGCGCACACAGCCCATGCTGCTGGCAATCAGCACGGCAGGCTATGTGAATGAGGGCATTTATGATGAACTGATAAAGCGCGCCACCCGGTTCCTGCTGGGCGATTCCAGAGAGACACGCCTTGCGCCGTTTCTGTACATGATCGACGATCCTGCCAAGTGGAGCGATATTAACGAATTGGCTAAAGCCAACCCCAATCTGGGCGTAAGCATCAGCGTCAGCTATCTGCTGGAAGAAATCGCCATTGCTGAGGGCAGTTTGTCCAAGCGGGCCGAGTTTTTAACAAAATACTGCAACATCAAGCAAAACTCCAGCCTTGCCTGGCTGGCCTCCGATGTTGTGGAGCGCGCCTGCGGTGCGCACATTGACCCGGCCAACTTCAAGAACTGCTACTGCGTGGGCGGCATTGACCTGAGCCGCACAACCGACTTGACCGCCTGTGTGGCAATCATTGAGAAAAACGGAAAGCTGAATGTGCTGGCGCATTTCTTTCTCCCCGCCGAGAAGCTGCAAGAGGCCACCGAGCGGGACGGACTGCCCTATGCGGCGTATGTGCAGCGCGGCATCCTCACGCTGAGCGGTGACAATTTTGTGGACTATCACGATTGCTACAACTGGTTCAGGACACTGATAGAGCAGTACAAAATTTATCCCTTGCAGGTCGGCTATGACCGATACACGGCCCAGTATCTTGTACAGGATATGAAGCAATACGGATTCCACATGGACGATGTATTCCAGGGGTTCAACCTGACGCCGGTAATACGCGAGGTTGAGGGACTGCTGAAAGACGGCACCATCAACATCGGGGACAATGACCTGTTAAAAGTGCATCTGCTGAACACGGCGCTGAAAGTCGAGAACGACAGCGGCAGGTGCAAACTTGTGAAAATGAGCGCCGCCGACCACATTGATGGCTGCGCCGCGCTTATGGATGGGATGACGGTGCGGCAGAAATGGTGCGCCGAGATCGGCGGCCAGTTAAAGAACGCGGGGTGATGAGCATGGGACTGTTTCAATCAATTTTCGGGAAGATAGCCGCCAAGAGCCTCGCGTCTGGATTCTGGACAACGCTTGACGGCTACACGCCCAGCTTTTTGACCTGGGGCGGCGAGCTGTATGAGAGCGAGATCGTGCGCGCCGCGATTCACGCCACGGCCACCCACGCCAGCAAGCTGAGCGTCACCGTGCAGGGACCGGCAAACCCGAAATTGCAGACCCGCCTCCGGCAGGGGCCGAATGAGTGGCAGACATGGGGGCAATTCCTGTACAGACTTTGCACGATCCTGGAGGTGCAAAACACCGCCTTTATTGTGCCGGTCATCAATGAGTTTGGTGAGACAGTCGGCATGTTCCCTGTGCTGCCGTCAAGCTGTGAAATCGTGCAGTATGGGGCCGCGCCCTGGCTGCGCTACACATTCCGCAGCGGCCAGACCGCCGCCATTGAAATGGCGCGGTGCGGCATTATGACAAAATTCCAGTACAAGAGCGATATTTTCGGCGAGAACAACCACGCGCTGACGCCCACGATGGACCTGGTGAATCTGCAAAACCAGGGCATTGCCGAGGCCGTTAAAAACGGCGCGACCTTCCGCTTTGCCGCCAAGATGAACAACTTCTCCAGCGATGAGGATTTGAAAAAAGAGCGTAAGCGATTCAGCCGGGAAAACCTGCAAGGCGAGGGCGGCGGCATTCTGCTGTTCCCCAACACCTACACGGACATCAAGCAGCTGGAGGCTAAGCCCTATGTTGTGGCCGCCGATGAGATGGAGCGCATCAACACCAATGTGTTCAACTACTTCGGCACCAACGAGGATGTGCTGCAAAACCGCGCCTACGGCGACGCCTGGAGCGCGTTCTATGAGGGTAAAATCGAGCCGTTTTCCATCCAGTTCAGCGAGGTCGCCACAAAAATGTTGTTTACCGAGCGAGAACGCGCGGGCGGCACGCTGCTGATGGTGACAGCCAACCGGCTGCAATACATGAGCAACACCGAAAAACTGAACGTATCGGCCCAGATGGCGGATCGCGGCATTATGAACCGCGATGAAATCCGCGAAATTTGGAACTTGCCGCCCCTGCCGGACGGCCAGGGGCAAGCGTACACGATACGCGGCGAGTATTACCTGCTGGGAAGCGATGGCAGCGTGACAAAGAAAGGAGACGACCTAACCAGTGGAAAGTAATGAGAAATTGTTGAAAAAGTTGAACAATGGCCGGGAATACCGCGCCATGCGGCTGGAGGTCCGAACCGCCGACCCCGCCGCGCCGGACTCCAAGCAGGAAGTGGAGGGCTACGCCTGTACGTTCAACCAGCCCTATTTGCTGTATGAGTACAGGGGCGACAGCGGCACCTCCTACCGCATCATGGAGCAGATCGACCCGCACGCTTTTGATGACTGCGATATGGATGACGTCATCATGCAGTACGACCATGAGGGCCGCGTCTTTGCCCGAACCAAAAACGGCACGTTGGCCCTGTCCGCTGACAGCGCCGGGCTGAAAGTGACTGCCGATCTGGGCGGCACCGAAATTGGGCGGCAGCTGTTTGCCGAAATCAAGGGCGGCTACACCGATAAGATGTCGTTTGGCTTTACCGTGGCCGAGGATAAGCGTGAGACCACCCGCGATTTGGAAAACAACACCGTGACCGTGAACCGCACGATCACCAAGATCAAGAAACTGTACGATGTGAGCGCCGTGAGCCTACCGGCCAACGATGCTACATCGATCAGCGCCCGAAAATTCCTTGACGGAGAGATCGAGAGAATTAAAGCGGAGAGACTGCAAAGGGCGGATACCGCAACAAAAATCAAACTGAAACTTTTGGGAGTGTGAACCATGAAAAAGAAAACCAGTGAAATGACCATTGCGGAGCTGCGCGCCCGCGCTGCCGAAATCCGCACCGAGGTCAACGCCGAGGGTGCCGACCTGGACGCCCTGGAGGCCGAGGCCGATGAGATCAGCCAGCGCATCGCGCAGTATGAGACCGAGCAGCGCCGCCTCGGCATTGCCGCCAAGGTTGCGGACGGTGCCGGTGCGCCCCAGGACAACCCCACCGCCATCACCGATGCCCAGACCCGCGCCCAGCAGTTCAAAGAGAACCGCCGCGCCGTCCTGGGCGTGGAGGAGACCCGCGCCGTCCTGGTGAGCGGCGGTAAGCTGGCAACCCCCACCGAGGTCAACACCGAGATCCAGGACCGCGTTGGTGCCGGCGTCTCCAGCATCATTGATATGGTGTGGGTCGATGACTGCTCCGGTATGTCCACCGACCGCATCCCCTACGTCAAGCAGGATGCCGACGCCGCCGCCGATCAGACCGAGGGTGCTGCTGCCACCACCAAAGAGGCCACCTACGACTACATCGACATCACGCCCAAGTCGGAGGCGGTTCTGAGCCAGATCAGCAAGCAGGCCAAGAAGCAGACCCCCGTGAACTACTTCGCCAAGTGCCGCGCTCAGGCGCTGCTCAGCTTGCGCAAGAAAGCGTCCGTCATTGTGACCGACGCGCTTAAAGCCAGCAAGCTCGTGGACACCATTGACGCCACGCTGGACGGCACTAAGAAAGGCACCATCAACGAGAAAACCCTGCGCAATCTGACGCTGAACTACGGCGGCGATGAGGCCGTTGAGGGCGAAGCAGTCCTGTTCCTGAACAAGAAGGATCTGATTGCCTTTGGCGATGTGCGCGGCACCAACGAGAAGAAGGCTGTCTACGAGATCACCCCGGATTCTGCCAACCCCAACACCGGCATCATCAAGGAGGGCGGCCTGAGCGTGCGCTACTGCCTCAACAAGAACCTGACCGCCTGCGCCGGTACGGCCCAGACCGCCAAGGCACAGCCCACCATGTTCTACGGTGTGCCGCGCTGCCTCAAGCTGGACCTGTTCAGCGACTACGAGATCGCCGTCTCCGATGACTTCGCTTTTGACAAGCTCCTGTCCACTATCCGCGGTGATGTGGAGATGGGTGCGGATGTGGTCGTCCCCGGCGGCTTCGTTGCGCTGACGATTGCTGCCAACGCCTGATAGGAGGCTGTGACCCATGGCTGACAACGACCTGCTGTCCAAAGTGACGGTAGCGCTGCGCCGGTCTGATATGCCGGAGGAGCTGACGCAGGAAGTGAGCGACCTGGTGGATGCGGCCCTGGCTGACCTGAAACAGGCCGGTGTGTCCAACCTGGACACGCAGGACCCGCTGATCCGCCGTGCCGTCATCACCTACTGCCGCGCCAACTTCTGGCCAACCGGAGACTACGATAAGCTGAAAGCCTCCTACGATGAGCAGAAAGCGCAGCTGCGAATGACGACCAACTACACAGACTGGCCCGACGCATGAGCGCTGTGCTGTGATGCACCGCCGGAGTGCCTTGCGCCCTCCGGCGGCATTTTTGTAAGGAGCGACTATGTACTGGACAGAAGAAATCACCCTGATGCAAGACAAACCCGAAAAGAAGCAGGGCGTGCTGGTACATTCCTATACCCCTGTGCGTAAGGTCTACGGAGAGCGCAAGTCTGTAGGGTGGCGGGAATTTTTTGCGGCAGAAGCGGCAGGCACTACACTGAGCGCCGTTTTTGTGCTGCACGCTGACGAGTACAACGGAGAGCGAGTGCTGTTGTGGAAGGGCAGCCTGTACAGTGTGCAGCGTGCCTATGAGACCGGAAGCACGGTCGAGCTGACCGTCAGTGACCTGCCCCAGACAAAAGGAGGCCCGCCGTGAGGATGAATCTGGTGTGGAGTGATGAACTTACAGAACAGCTGGCGGGGATGGCAGACCTGGACGCGATTGCTCCGGAAATGCTGACCGCCGCGGCCCCGATTGCAACGGACGCACTGAAACAACGTGTCCGGCAGCACCGCAGCAGCCGCGCAGACAAACACCTGGCGGACAGCGTGCGTGCTGGCAAACCAAAAAAGCGCAAGAAGGGCGGCTACGGCCTGGAGGTGAGCTTCAGCGGGTACGATACAGGCCACGGTTCAAGCCCGAAATATAAGGACAAAACCGCCCAGATGCAGAAGGCGGTATCACTGGAATACGGCTCTGCCAAGCAGGCTGCGCAGCCATTTTTGGACCAGGCTGCCAGCAGCTGTGAAAATGCCGTCAGTGCGGCCATGCAGGATGTGCTGCGCAGAAAGGGAAAACTATGACCGGAATCGACGCGGCCCTGGCCGCATTGGAGACCGTGTGCAGCAGCGTGTCCTTTGTGAAAAACGAGGACGACCCACTGCCGGACAGCTATGTGGTGCTGAGTGTGCTGGATGATACGCCGGAAATCTACGCCGGTGACCGGGACGAGCAGCAGCATCTAAAGCTGCGTGCTGCCTGGTATGCCAGGGAACTGCCCCAGGTGCGTGCGCGGTGTATGCGCAACGCCCTGAGAAAAGCCGGTTTTATCATTGGCTCTACTGAGTACGGCTATGATAACGAGACAAAACATCATATTGCATACGTTGAGGCGGAGACCGACGACGGCTGCGATTGGAACGAAAGCGAGGAATAAATTATGGCATATATCGGACTGCCTTACTACGGCTACTGCCCTATCACGGTAACGACCAACGATGACGGCACCGAGACGGAAAGCCTGGGCACTGGTAAAATCACCCGCGCAGTCATCAGCTATGCGGGCGAGAATGACAGCGACAGCAGCGAGCTGTGGGCCGGTGACCGCCGCGAACAGCGTGACAGCGGCTCGCCGTCGGCCAAGCTGACCATTGACCGCAGCTTCCTGAGTCTGGAAGATGAGGCCGAGCTTGGCGGCCACCACTACGACGCCAGCACCAAGACCCTGGAACGCAAGGAGACCGACACGCCCGCCATTGTGCGCGTTGCCGCGCTTGGCAAGCTGAAAACCCCGGAACGAAAGCAGGTCTACCGCCTGATCGGGTATTACCGCGCCAGCTTTGACCCGGTGAGCGATACCCTGAACACGGCCACCAAGAGTGTGTCCTACGGTACCACAAAACTCAACGGCGCTGCCGAGTGCAACTGCGACGGCGACTTTGAGAAAAAGCAGGAATTTGATGACTACGCCAAGGCGCTGGCCGGGCTGAAAGCCTTCCTGAACATCAAGGAGTGATACCATGGCAGAAATTGTATTGCGCGGGCGCAGATACCCTGCCCTGTTCGATTTGCAGAACGTGAAGGAACTTCAGGAGCACTTTGGCGACCTGACAGTCGTAGCCGAGAAGCTGAACGACCCCGAGGAAGCCGCCTACATCATCTGGCTGCTGGTGCGCGAGGGCGTGGAGCTGGATAACGAGGAACACCACCGGGACAATGAAGCGCCCAGTCTGGCCGTGGTCAAAAAGCTGATTTCCTTTGCCGATTTGCAGGGCGGGCTGGTTGCCAGCGTGGAAGATGCCTTTATGGAGTTCTACGGAAAAAACGCATCAGGCCGTCAGGCGCTGCAGGCGATGAAGACGATGCTGAGCGAATCTGGGTTGACGATGTCCCCGAGCGGCACTTTGACGGCGATCGAATCATAAATTTCCCCAGGCTGCAATACATCGCGGTGGGGCTGCTGGGCTATACCCGGCGGGAAACGCGGTTTTTGAGCCTGGATGAACTGCTTGCACAGTTTACAGAATACTGCGCCATGAATGGTATTGAACTGCCACAGGAAAGGGGGCTTGCAGATGGCGATGCCTAAAGCAGGTGTCAGCCTGGTCGTGGAAAATGACCAGCAATTCAAGGCGGCACTGAGCGAAGTAAACGCGGGCTTGAAGGTAAATAAGCAGCAGATGCAGCTTGTGACCGAACAGACCCGTGAAATGGACGACCAGCAGGCTGCCTTAAAGCAGCGGTACGAGGCCGCACAGCAGACTTTGCAGAGCTACCGGGATAAAGTGCAGGTGCTGCAGCAGGCCTACGAAAACAGCGCCCGGCGTGAGGGTGAGTCCAGTAAAACGACCATGCAGTGGCGGGCAAGCCTGATCAGCGCCCAGACAGAGGTTGCCAAGCAGGAAAGCCTGCTGCGGGACCTGAGCAGCGAGCAGGAAACGGCCCGAAAGGCCACCGCCAGCCTGGCGGATGTGGTCAACGGCCTAGCCAATGCGCTGGGAATCAGTCTGCCGCCCGGCTTGCAGACTGCGGTTGACAAGCTGGACGGCTTCTCGGCCAGCGGTGCAGCTGCCGTCACGGTGGTCGGCGGCCTGGCGGGAGCGCTGGCAAGCTCCACGATGGACATGAGCAAGACAGCAGATGATCTGCTGACGCTGTCTACGCAGACGAGCCTGACCACAGACCAGCTGCAGGAGTTTGAGTACGCCAGTGAGCTTGTGGATGTCAGCACGGACACGCTGCGCGGCAGTCTGGTGAAGCTGACCAACAATATGCAGACGGCGGCAACCGGGACAGGCTCTGCAGCCGAGGCGTTTAAAAAATTGCATGTAAAAGTGTCGGACAGCAGCGGGAAGCTCAAGGACAACTATGAGGTGTTTTTGAAAACCATTGACGCCTTGGGTAAGGTGAAAAATGAGACCGAGCGCGATGCGCTGGCGATGGATATCTTTGGCAGGTCGGCAACGGACCTGAACCCACTGATCGAGGCCGGCAGCGGCAGACTGGAAGAGCTTGCGGAGCAGGCGCACGCGGTTGGCTACGTTGTCGATAATGAAACGCTGCAGAGCTTTGGTGAGCTGGATGATGCGATGCAGAAGCTGGACAAGCAAGGAGATGCTGTAAAACGCAGCTTCGCAGAGGCGCTTCTCCCTATCATTACTGCGTTTGCCGAGGCCATGAACGCTATCCCAACGCCGGTGCTGACGGCAGTTATCTCTATTACCAGCATCGCCACAGTAGTGCTGCTTGTGGTGAAGGCCATTAAAGAATTGCAGGGGCCGGCTGGAACCGTGAAAAGCATGATCGGCAGCGTTATGAGCTATATGGATCCGCTGTATATAAAAATCATGCTGATCGTTGCCGGCATTACTGCGCTGGTGGCTGTGGTCGCTGTCCTGATCGGCAAAGGAAACGAAATCAACAGCGCCATGAGCGGCATATCCTCGGCTACAACGGGGACAATGCGCGCAGCCAACAGCAAGGTGCCGCAGTATGCCACCGGCACGCGCAGCGCGCGCGGCGGACTGGCTGTTGTGGGTGAGAACGGGCCGGAGCTGGTGGCATTGCGCGGCGGAGAACGCATCTACACAAACGGTCAGACACGCAGCCTGCTGGGCGGCGACAGCATCAGCATCGGGCAGATCACCATTGATGCCAAGAATGTCAAGGAATTCAACGATATAGTGAATATCGCCAGGAATGAAGCCGTGAGTATGCGCCAGGGGGTGACGACGTGAAAACACATAGCTGGACTACCAGAAAGTATGCGACCAATTCTACAAACCCCAATGCCAGCTACCAGGCATTCCGCTGTTCCTGGCTATTCAGCACCGGGATGGGAAACACGAACCGTTACATTGGCTCCATGCAGGTGCGCGTTCCGGCATATGGAAATGGCAGCCATGAAGTCAAGCTGGCAGGCTATGCGCTGGGTAACAGTGAAGGTTCGAGCTATTATTCCGACACAAGCAGTGTGTGCGAGCAAAGCAATTTTCCCTACGGCGATTGCTGGTTTGCATTTGATTCGTTCAGCCAGACACGAAAAAAGAACGTCCTTGCATACGGCGTCTATGTTAATGCAGAAAAGGGATACAGCGATATCGGTGCCAGCCGTGGGGACGCACGAATCGAATGTGTCAGCTACCAGGGCGTTATCACACCGACAGGCCAGACACTAACCAGCGGCACCGTCGCACGGTACACAAAGTATCGACTGCAGTGGACTACAGATGCCGAGGATGATTTTGAGCGCAGGAACTCGACCTGCAAAATCATCATCACCGATCAGGACGGCGGAAACAGCCAGACCTATTCACTTAGCAATGGTGCGACATCCTTTGACCTGGATACTACCGCATGGTCAAGCGGCAGCGGTATTCGATGGCGCGTGCAGGTTGGAGCATACGGGTCCGGAACGGTGGCGGAAAGCGCCACCTATTCCCTGTCGCTGGCAGACCCCAGCGCCAAGGTGGACGACCTGCGCCCCACCAGCAAGACATATTACGGCTTTGACGCAGTATTCAGCTGGGCGTTCACCGGCAGCATTGCCAGCGGCGCGATCAGCGGTGCATTGCAGCAGGGGTCCGCTGTTTTGCAGTACCGGACTGACAACATGGCTGACCCGGCAGATTTTGCAAGCGTCAGCGATGGCACAACCCATGTGAGTGTGAATTGCGGCACATTGCCCATAGGGAGCTACCAGTGGCGCGTTGTCGCCAAGAGCAGCGTGGGAACCACACACACTTCCAGCTGGGTGCAATGCACCAATGTCGAGGTGCCCGTCTCTGTAAAGGGAACAACGCCTGCGGCGGGTGCGTCCGCGCCCAGGGCGGTTACAAACCGCTTTAGCTGGGTGTTCAGCGTTGACAGCGATGACAGACCCGGAGATGTGACGCAGAAGAGCGCGACACTGCACTTTAAGGCGAACAATGAGAGCGACTGGCATGAGGTTGCTGTGGCCGGTTCACAGCAGTATACAGACGTGCCCGCAAACACCTTTGCCGAAGGCGCTACAACACTGGACTGGTATGTTGTGGCGATTGCGAATACAGGCACAAAGGTAACCAGCGACACGATCAACGTGTCCACACTGGACACGCTCAGCACGCCTGTGGCGGTGAGCCCCGCGGGCGAGTACATGGATGATGCTGTGCAGGGCATCACATTTGTGTGGAAGCATGCCAATGTCACCGGCACGGCGCAGACAGGCTGGGAACTGAGTTATTCGGCAGATAGCGGTGCGTCCTACACAGTGCTGGCCAGTGCGAATAATGCGGACAATAGCTATCAAGCGGACGCAGGCACGTTTAGCAGCGGCGTTATCTACTGGCGCGTGCGCACGAAGAATACGGACGGAGCGTTCGGCAGCTATTCCGGCGCGGCCATCTTTGCAATCCGCCGCGCCCCGGTGGCCCCGGTCATCTCCTACTATGACAGTAAGCCTCTGGCAAAAATGCGGTGGCAGGCCAAAGAGCAGGACGGTTATGAAGTTGCGGTGGACGGCATCAGCCTGGGTGTACGATACGGCACCGGGAAGGAATGGCAGTCTGACGCCGTACTGACGGACGGAAAGCACACCTTACAGGTGCGTATCTACAACACCTATGGGGATGTATCGCCCTGGAGCAGCTGCGAAATCAATGTCCAGAATCAGCCCGGTGCGGCATTGGCTGTCTATGCCGAGGAACGCTGGGGGGAGGTCCTGCTATGCTGGGGCGCCGACAATGGCTATATCCTGCGGGATGGCAAGCTGATTACCAAAGCAGAAGGCGGTACATATACAGATCGCACCAGTGCAGCGGCACATCAGTACATTGTGCGCGTGTTCGATGCAGAGGGCTACTACACAGACAGCGCCCCGGTACTGGCTGCGCCTAGTGTCCCCTACGCGGCCATTGGGCTGCGGGACGGCACGGACTGGCTGGCGATGAAATACGCCACCAGTTACCAGAATTACAGCAAGGCCGTCAGCCTGGGCGGCAGTTATCAGCAGTATTGGGGCAAGGAACGCCCCGTCTGGCACGATGCGGGGAATCGTGTGGTAACGCACACGATTTCCCACGCCTGCAAGCGCGAGGAAGAGCTGCTGGTGCTGCGCAGCCTGGCCGGTCAGGAAGTAATCTATAAGGACCGAGACGGGCACCTTGCCATAGGTGTGTTCAAGGACTTGCAGGAAAGCCGGGAGCACGGCTGCACGGCGCTGAGCTTCAGCATCACGGAGACACAGCAGGAGGCGGTGAAGTATGACCCGGTATGAGTTTGTCGCGATGCGCAGCGGTGCGCCCTACAAAGTGCTGAAAGTCCCTGCGGACACCACGCCGCAGATTCGATTTACCGGCAACGCCGAGGTGAAAAGCACCATCACCCTGACAATAGAGCCTGACGCGGATGTGAACTGGTTGACCGATATGCTCAGTGTTGTTCGGGTCGATAATGCGGATCGAGTTCCGCTGGGGCTATTCAACATTACCACCTGCCCCCGCAGTTTGGATGAAAACGGTAGCGAGACGCAGGAGCTGACCGGGTATGACCAGGGCTACTCGCTGCGCAACCTGAGCGTACTGGAACGCAGCCTGACGATTCGGGCCGGGACCCGGTACACCACGGCCATCCGGGAACAGCTGCTGGCGGCAGGTATCAACGTTGTCAGTATCATTGATACCAATGAGGTGCTTATGACGGATCACGCATGGGAGACCGGCACGACCCGTTATGCGGTGGTATCTGCCCTGCTGGCGGAGATCAATTACCGGGATATCTATTTCGACGGCAGCGGCGTGGCGGTTGCCGAACCGTGGGCACCGGCGTCCATCAATACCCGGACGCACCGCTATGGCGCGGCTGAGACCACGCTGCTGCGTATCCCCATGAGCGTACAGGCGGATACCTTTGACGCCGCCAACGTATTTGTGGATATCGTGTCCAGTGCAGACCTTGACGCCGAACTGCGGGCCGTGGCCGAGAACGTCAACCCCACCAGCCCGCTGAGCATTATGCGGCGCGGGCGGCGCATTGTGAGCGTGGAGACCGTGGAAGGCATTGCATCGCAGACTGCCCTGGAGACCCATGTAAAAAACAGGATGCTGCTCAGCATGATGGGCGCTGCAAGCTATACGTTCACCACCTGCGGCGATGTGGAGCAGCCCCATAGGCTGAATGACAGCATCCTGATGATGCGGGATGGGATAGGGTTGCTGGAAGAACAGGAATGGGCGCTGGACTGCGTTCCCGGCGGGCAGATGACCCACACAGCAAAGAAGGTGTATTACAACATTGATTGAGAATTATCAGCAGCGCAAAGCACTGGAAGTGACCACGAAAAGCGGTAATATCGCCACGGTAAGCGCGGTTTACAGTGACGGCATTGCGCTGATCCTGCCCGGGGACACGGCTGCGTCAGATAAACACTACCCTTTTAATGCGGCGGTCCAGTTTGTGGCCGGTCAGCGGGTCCATATCGCCAGAGAATCCGGCACGATCATTGTGGAATACCCCATCGGGGGGACCGTGCAGAGCCAGAGCCTGGGAGGGTGATCATGAGCAAGGTAACGATTTATTCGCCGCCGTCGGCAGCGCAAGTCAAAAACTGTACGGCAGACTTTGACCTGCGCCGTGCTCCGGTGCCGATACATTTAGTGCAGTTCGATAAAACAATACCGATTTTGGCTGTGGCACTGTATAAAGGCGGCACGGCCTACAAGCTGCCCGAGGATGCTGAGGCCAATGTGCGCATGGGCAAGCGCAACAACCTGTACGTTTACAACCCGGTGCTGGGGTGCAATGAGAGGCGCACCCTTGTATATGTGGCTGTCACGCCGCAGATGACCACCCAAGACGGCGTGTTCTACCCGATACTGGAAGTCCTGGCAGGTGGCGGTGTGGCGGGAACCTCTCCCCTGCAGCTGGTCATCCAGCGCAATCCTATACAAGAGGGGGACTTGGAGGATACCAGCGAAGCCCAAACGCTGGCAGACCTTGTGAGCCAGGCAGCTGCCAGCGCGAATGCTGCGGCTGATAGTGCCAGAATTGTGCAGGAAAATAAGGATGCCATCCAGAACGCGAATGCGAACATGGAGGCCATCAAGGCCGCGCCTGCCAACGCCACGGCCGCTGCGGCCAGTGCAAAAGAGGCCCGCAGCTGGGCCGTGGGCGATACAGCATCCCGCCCCGGCGAGGGCATGGACAACGCCAAATACTACGCTGCGCTTGCCCAGCAAGTCAGCCAGGGCGCGGTAGGCTGGTACCCGAACTACGAGGCGCTGTACGCAGCCCACGATACCGGCTACGACGGAAACTGGGCAATTATAGGCGATACCGATACCATCTGGGTGTGGGACAGCGACACGGGTGTCTGGAAGGACACTGGTGAAAGCAGTAAGTTTGCGAATTATTACGACAAGACTCAAATCGACGAAAATTTCTACGATAAAACGCAAATCGACGAAAAATTCTACGGCAAGACCCAAATCGACGAAAAATTCTACGGCAAGACTCAAATTGACGCAAAACTGCCCAAGTCGGTGACGGTTACGGTGGCAGCCAGCGCCTGGACGGCTGGCAGCTACACGGTGTCTTGGGACGACGGCAGCACGAGCAGCTACACCACCTGCGCCACTGTCACGGTGGCCGGGGTGACGGCAGACAGCCGGATTTCCGTAAGTGACCGCACGAGAGTGACGGATGCGGTGCGGATGGTAGCCGCACTGGAACCCAGCGCCGGGGTGGTTAAGTTTTATGCGAACAGTGCGCCGACGAGCGCGGCGGTGTTTGTTTTGGAGGTGAGTCATTAATGGTAGAGAATCCGTATAAATATCCGTATGTGCCGATTGGCGGCATTATCGAGTGGGACGGAACCGGGCTGACCGGCGCACCGGATTTGAGCACGCCGGAGAAGGTTGCTGCGGTGTATGGGTACGGCACGTGGGAAGCATATGCCGCTGGACGTGTGACGATTGGTGCGAATAGCGTACACGCTATTGGCAGTGAGGGCGGCGAAGAAACGCACACGCTAAGAGACATTGAACTTCCAAGCCCAATAGGGCCTTTAGCAAATATTATGCTTGATGTAAATAGTAACAGTGGTGGATTTGGCGCCCCTATTACTACCGTACCACAGGGCACATATATGGCCAAGCCGGGAGCAATTGCAATTGCAGGCGGCAACCAGCCACATAACAATATGCAGCCCTACAGAACCGTGTACCGTTGGCGCCGTATCGCGTGAAAGGAAAACCACATGAACGCAACAAATAATCTGTATGCTGCCCCCACTGATACGACGCTGAGCGTTGGGGGCGTTACTGCTGATGCTAAGTTGGAGGGCGTGTAATGGCATTGCATGAAGTACAGTTGAAAGGATACAGTGTTAGGCCCGGCAACTTATCGCTTGGCACTTTTGGCAGTTACGGTATCGAGCAGCTGCATGTGACCCTTGACGATACGTGGAGCGGGCTTTCTGTAACAGCAACGTTTAACCCGCCGAAGGGCGAACCCCGTGAAATCCGTTTGCCGGAAAACGGACTGATTGATGTGCCTGCCGAAGCAACCGCCAATGAGGGTACGGGCACTATCGTGTATTGCGGCGTTGCCAATGGTGTGCAGCGCATCACAAAAACGCAGGGATACAACGTGATTACACGCGGCCCCGTTGGTGGAACTGAGCCGTTTAAACCCAGTGAATCACTTGCCACGCAGGTTTTGCAGGCTGCGCTTAACGCAGAAAAGAACAGCGCGGAAGCAAAGAGCGTGGCCGATAACTTGCGGAATGATGCGGCTAACGGCAAATTTGACGGCAAGGATGGAGCTAAAGGCGACAAAGGCGACAAGGGTGATACTGGCCCGCGAGGCCCACAGGGCGAGAAGGGCGACACCGGAGAGCGCGGCCCCCAAGGTGAGCAGGGCGTTCAGGGTGTACAAGGCGAGAAGGGCAATACCGGCGCGCAGGAGCCTGTTGGCAAAACTGGCCCGGTTGGCCCCAAGGGTGATACTGGCCCGCAGGGTGAGCGCGGTGAGCAGGGGCCGCAGGGAGAGGTTGGCCCGGAGGGGCCTGCCGGAAAGGACGGCGTACAGATTGATGATGCGGCGGTGAGCGAGGACGCGCCGTGGAGCAGCAAGCACATTATTGACATGCTCTGCCCGCCGCTGGAAGAAAGCGGCAACCCTGTTGTGTGCTACCCCGTTGCGGGATATGCGCTGGGCGTGAAAGCGAAGTGGGAGCCGGTGCAGGAAGGCAGCGGAACGCCGTATCCGGCAGGTGGCGGGAAACAGCTGCTGGATACAAACAAATGTGTGCCCACAGTTGGAAAACCATACGGCATGACCATCACCCTTGACGGAGATGTTTTCAAGGTAAGCGGCGTTCCGAATGAAGAAGTAACGGCAACAGAACCCTACTCTTTTGCTGTGTGTACATGCAACCAGGAAGAATTGCGGGGCAAAGGCTACAAGGTCACTGCCTGGGCAATCAAAGGCAAGGTGAATAACGCTTGGGGATTGCGCACAGAGAGCGAGAGCTCACTGGCAATTGCAGCAGAGCTGACACCAGGTGTAAACAATGACATACAGTTGCGGCTGATGGTGTCCAAAGATACTCCCACGGCGTGGGAACCCTACGAAAACATTCGTCCCATCAAGGGCAGGGACAGCGTGAGGGTCGAACGGTGCGGGGAGAATCTGCTGAATTTTCCACAAATAAAAACATGGACGCAATACGATGGGCCATACACGCTCAAGTTGAAAGCGGGCACCTATTATCTATCCTGCGGCAATGTTGTGCGTGGTGGGGCAAATAATCCTGTGATTGCATTTTCAGATGAAAATCTTATTACATGGAAGTATCTCAATCAAGGAATGAAAGAAAAGATTCAACTGGAAAAAGATTGCCAAAAATTTGAGCTGTATTCGAATGGCTATGATTTCCATGGTTCTGCGGGTGTTACTGCAACTGTTGAAGATTTAATGCTCGTGGCGGGTAACGAGATATTAGGCACCTACACACCATACATCGGGCAAACCAACCCCCTGACCCTGCCTGAAACCGTGTATGGCGGTGAGGTGGACGCGGTGAGCGGTGAGGGGCAGGAGACGCAGAAATTCGTAATTCTGAATGGCACAGAATCATGGAACTCATGGGGAATCAACGCTCACAACCCTGCTATTACAGGATTTTATACATACGACATCAATGATTATGATGCTAAAAACGCAAAAGGCATTTGTAGCCATTTAGAGACTCCGAACCAAGATGTGTGGGGCGGGCGGAATGTTGGAATTGGCTTTGCGACAGTCGGATCGTCGCGCTATTTTATGTTCAGCATGCTGACTAGCTCGCTACCCGATATATCAGCGGGACATGAAGTTGCTTCGTTGAAAGCCTATCTCGCCGCCCAGAATGCAGCTGGCACGCCCGTACAAATTGCTTACAAGCTGGCAGAGCCTGTGCCTTTCACTGCGACAGGCGCACAGCCGTTGCCAGCGCTTGCAGGAGCGAACACAATTCTGACAGACGCCGACAGCGCGACTGTGACGGGACGCGCAGACCCGATTAAACGCATTGAGGATTTGGAAGCAGCGGTTGCTTCCATCAACTGAAAGGAGTAATAAAATGGCGATTAAGAGCAAAGCGCGGCACGATTTAACGCTGCGCAGCATCAAGCGGGAGATTGCAGCAGGACGCGATGTTGCATTTTGGCTTGACAAAGCATACACGCACTACGACAATGGGCTGCTGACCGAAGAGGACATTGCCGAGGTGGAGACGCTGGCGCAGGAATACTACGATGCGCTGGACGCTGCACCTGACGCAACCTCGAAAAATACCGCAACGAAGGAGCAGATTCAAAATCCGCTGTATGAGGAGGAAGATCAATGAGACTCTCAAACGGTGAGGTGCTGCTGCGCTGGCCTCTGGCCCAGCACATCATCACACAAGGATGGTTTTATAACGACGGCAGTTTGCACCAGGCCGTTGACCTGCGCACCCAGATTGACAACATGTATATCCGCCCGGTCTATGCCGCCGAGGACGGCACCGTGGATCAGACCCAGGACTGGGACGGACACACGCGGACGGGTATGCAGAGCTATGGCAACATGGTGCGCATCAGACACGCCGACTACAAAAGCAAGACCTTGCAGACACGGTACGCCCACCTGTCCAGCTATTGCGTCAAGTACGGCCAGAGGGTCAAAGAGGGCGACCTCATCGGCTTCAGCGGCACTACCGGCAATGTGTTTGGGGCGCACCTGCATTTTGAGGTCATCCTGGGCGGCAAGCGGACAAACCCGCTGGTATGGCTGGACAACGACTTCACCACGGCAAGCAGCCAGGTGTTTACATACCGCCCCGGAGAGCATGCTGTACAGCAGCCCGAGCAGGCCGCCAGCGGCGCGCAGACGGCCCAGAACGGCACCGGCAAGCTGCAGGTCATCACGGTAGGGCCGGTCTCGCAGGGCGATGCAGACGCCGTCTTTGCCGTGTGCCAGAGCCGCGGCCTGACGGATGCCGGGCTGTACAAGAGCGAATGGGTCTGAGGTGGTGCCAATGGAGCAGATTATAATCGCGCTCATCACGGCCGGGCTGGGCCTGGTGGGCGTGATGGTAACGAACTACTTCAACAACAAGAGCCTGGGCGACAAGGTCACACACCAGCTGGAGGTTGCGCAGGCCGTAACGGACACTAAGATCGAGGAGCTGACACGCGAGGTGCGGACGCACAACAACTTTGCGCAGCGCATACCGGTGATGGAAGAAAAAATTGCTGTCGCGAACCATCGCATTGACGATCTGGAACGGCACGAGGAGAAGGAGAGGAAAATCTGATGCAGGACTTCTTGAAGAATTTGGCGGCGCTCATCAAGGTGAAAACTATCGTCACCCTTGTGGTTGTTGCAGTTTTTGCAATTCTTGCGCTGCGGGGCGGCCTGCAGCCGGACACAGTGATGACGATCGTCACCATGGTGGTGGCGTTCTACTTCGGCACGCAGACCGAAGGGAAAAACAATGGCAAATAAGTAAGCGGCAGGCTGCTCAATGTGGGCAGCCTGCCGCTTTTTTACGGTGATTTTTGGGGCGGATCACTACGAACTTTTTACGAACTTTTGGCCGATTACGAACCATTTACGAAACATTATCAGACAGTATTTAACAGTATCTAGCACTATCTGATAAATGAAAAACCGCGATACACCAACCTTTGCAGGTTGTATCGCGGTTTTTACATTGGCGGAGTAAGAGAGATTTGAACTCTTAAAAAACTACGCAAGAGCGACAAACA